GTAAAAAAATTACTTCAATCGGGTGAGTTTGATGTGTCAGAAGAAGACATCAGACGCAACCTAGAAGAGCAAGCAGAAGAAGTCTTTGATTACATCAACCGTTCTAACTTCGCTACACAGTTCTATGAGCATGCACTAGACCTATTGATTGGTACTGGTACTCTTAGAATTGATGAGGAAGATAACGATGATATGCCGCTTGTATTTAATGCCATACCGCAGAAAGGTATTGCGTTTGAAGAAGGTCCGCAAGGAAGTGTTGAGACACACTGGCGCAGATTTAAAGTTAAAGCAAAAGACCTACCAAGAAAGTGGGCAGGGTTCAAACCATCACCCACAATGGCTAACTTAATCAAAGATAAGCCTGACACTATGGTAGATGCACACGAAGGTGTTGTTTATCTGCCTAAGTCTAAGACGTATTACGGTTGCCTATGGGTGAACAAAGAAGATCGCGTTTCGTGGATGGAAGACTTCGGGTCATCATCACCGTGGGTTACAGGTCGTTACTCTAAGGTATCAGGTGAAGTTCGTGGTCGTGGTCCTGCTTTACAGGCTCTGCCTGATGTTAAGTCTCTCAACAAGGCTAAAGAGTTTACCCTACAGAAAGCCGCTATCGACCTAGCAGGTATGTACACGGCTACTGATGACGGTGTGACTAACCCCTACAATATTAGTATAAGTCCGGGAGTTGTTATTCCAGTTGGTTCTAACAACAGTGCTAACCCATCATTAAGACGTTTAGATACTGGTGCTAACCTACAGTTGTCACAGTTTGTTATTAATGACCTACAAATGAGCATTAAACGTGCGCTATTCAACGATCTACGTGATCCTACTGGTGCTGTTAGATCAGCTACAGAGGTTGCTATTGAGTCGCGTGAACTAGCAAAACGCATAGGTTCTGCATTTGGTCGCTTGCAAACTGAAGTATTAATCCCTATTATAAAGCGTGTTGTTGCTATATTAACTCGTAGAGGCATCATTCAGCCACTACAGTTAGATGGTAGAGACATTGATATCAAGTTTATGTCACCACTAGCAAGACAGCAGGATAGTGAAGACATTTTGACTGTTCAACAAGCTGTACAGTTTGTGCTACAGAACGCAGGTCCAGACGAAGCTAAGATTGGATTCAAGCTAGAAGACTTTGGTACTTGGGTTGCTAACAAAGCAGGTATGCCTGCCTCACTAGTAAGAACTGAAAGTGAGAAGCAAGCAGTAATACAAGCAGGAGCGCAAGCCGCACAGATGGGCATAGAAGGCGAGAAGCCAATGCAGGGACAAACAACGCTTTGAGTTGGGACAAAATAGATAACGCTAAAGTAGAGGCGGAATCTAAATACGCAGAAGAACAGAAGATAAAATCCATTGAATTAGCTAAGGCTTACAGTGGATGTTTTTCTACGCCTGAAGGAAAGCGAGTGCTTGAAGACTTAACATCACGTTTCATATATAACAATGACACTCCCTTTGAATCGCAGAACGTAGACTACGAAGCGGCTTACCATAACGGTGAGTCAGGTGTAGTTAAGTATGTGATCAATTTAATACAACAAGCTAAAGTAAGAGGTTAATATGTCCGAAGAACAAGCCGTAGTAGAGGAATCTACAAGCGATACCTTGTTAGACAATGCTGAACCCACGATAGGTGAGAACGAGTATTTTCTAGCTGAAGGTATTAAGGGTACTGGTGAGACACCAGATTGGTATATATCAGATCGATACAAGTCAGTAGCAGAGCAGGCTAAAGGTTACGCTGAACTTGAAAAGAAGTTTGGTGGATTTAGAGGCGCGCCCAAAGATGGCTATACAGTTCCTGAAGGTATTGAGTCTGATGATGCCTTACTAACTGAGCTAACAGATTTTGCTAAAGATACAAACATGTCTGATGAAGCGTTTGGTCGTGCATGGGAATTATTGTCTGCACAAGAGCAAGCTGTAGAAGAAGTTTCGCAAGAAATGGAAATGCAGAAGCTAGGTGACAACGCTACACAACGACTAAAGACTGTTGAAGGGTTTTTGAAGAACAACCTAGATGCAGATACTTACAGTGCGGCACAAGAACTAGTCACAACTGCTGACAGCGTAGCTCTAATTGAAATGATTGTTAAAGCAACTATGCCTGCCAAGCTACCAATCGAGGGTGGTGAGCATCCACAAGGTCTTACGTGGGCTGATGTAGAAGCAGAAATGTTTAGAAAAGATGAAAAAGGTAACTTGTTACGCAGTACCGATATTAACCATGAGCGCAAAGTTCAGCAGATGATGGCATCATTTGGCGGTTAATGTTTACAAATATGGGTGTTCGGTGTTATAATACGGCATCGAATACCCTTTCTAAGGCTCGATAATTTAGGTTGGATGCTGACCAAAATTTATTGGGCACTCGGCTAAAACCTTGAAAAACTATTAAATTAAAAATCTCTTTTTCGAGGATATTATAATGAGTATTAACTTATCTCCAGTAGCTGTTACTGAATTTGACAGCATGGTAAAACACGCGTTTCAAAACGCATCTCTCCTTCGTGACACCGTAACTGTACGTAACAACGTAGTTGGCGACACTTACAAGTTCCGTGCAATGGGCAAAGGTCTAGCTAATCAAAAAGCTACCAGTGCTGACGTTGATCCAATGGATGTTGCACACAGCCTTATTACAGCCACTTTATCTAACTGGAATGCTCCAGAGTACACTGATGTATTTGATGCGGCTGAAGTAAACTTTGACGAAAAACAAGAACTAGCTACTACTATTGCAGGTGCATTAGGTCGTAGACTTGACCAACTAGTAATTGCGGCTATGGATGCGGCTACTCCTACTGCTGTAGGTACTACTACTACTGGTCTTCTTGCTTCTGACTTGATTGACGCTAAAGTTGCGTTGGTTAAAGCAGGTGTTGGTTCTGGTGATCTTACTGTTGCTATCAACGGTACTGGTCTTGCAGGTCTATTAGCTGATGAGAAAGTATCATCTGCTGACTACCAAAATGTTAAAGCTCTAGTAAATGGTGAAGTTAACACATTTGCAGGTTTTAATGTTGTTGTTCTTGAAGATCGTGCAGAAGGCGGTCTAACTGTTGCTTCTGATGTTGTTAGTGCTTACGCATTTGACAAATCTGCAATTGGTCTTGCTATTGGCATGGACATGAAAACTTCTATTGACTACGTTCCACAGAAGACTTCTTTCTTGTGCAACGGTATGTTGAAAGCAGGCGCGGCTGTTCGTGATGTCGCAGGTCTGGTTGAAATCAAGTATGACGCAACACCTGCCTAATTAGGCTTATAAGGGGGGTTCGCCCCCCTTTTCTTTTTCTACATAAAGGTAAATCATGGCTAGTAAAATAGGATTAGTTTCTAACGCATTAATTTTAATAGGTGGTTTGCCAATAACATCTCTTACTGGCAACTCTCGCGCACAGGTCGTAGCTAATAACTTATACGACAACATAGTCGCGCATGAGCTTACTAAGCACAGATGGGGCTTTGCTAGGAAGAAAGCACAGTTAGCTAAGATAAACGCTGACCCTGTAGGCACTGAGTATTCATCAATGTATCAGTTGCCGTCTGATCTACTTACACTAATCAAGTTAAATCCTAATTTACCATATCAAGTTCTTGGTGATCGTGTGTACTGTAACTATAGTGGTGACTTGTACTGCGATTACATTTATGACGTATCTGAAGCTGATTACCCTGCATACTTTACCAAGATGCTTGAGTACGCTTTGGCTAAAGACTTTGCCCTCGCTATAAGTGAGAGTGCAACCATTAAAGACGCAATGGCTAGAGAGTATCTAAATGCCTCTCAGATGGCGCGTAACACTGATTCGCAACAGCACCCAACCACACCTATACAGAGCAGACCATTCCTTGATGTGAGGTTCTAATGGCTAAGAGTAGCTTTTTACAAAACAACTTCACAAGTGGTGAGCTGTCTGAGCTAATCAAAGGTCGTACAGATATTGATCAATACTTCAAGGGCATGCAGTTAGCTGAGAATGTAGTAACCGTACCGCAGGGTGGCGTTAAGCGTCGCATGGGTACTGAGTTTATATCTCATGCGCCTATCATGGTTGATGAAATAACAAGCTATACAAACACAACAATGCCTAATAACACTAATACTTCAGAATATCCATACTTGTATAATGATAATTTAGAAGCACAGGTAAGCACAACTGCAACTGTTACTGGGGCAGACTATGTTGTTTGGACTACAACTATTAATGCTACAACTACTAAGAAGTATGTTGATTTATTTCAATTACAGCTTGCAGGCACAGGACATCAAGAGGATACGTTTGACATTGAGTACAGAGTAGGTGCAGGAGCTTGGACTAAAGCGGCAGACGTACCAACTATTTACTCTGACTTTCCGCAAAACATAAGAATTGATGTTAATGGCATTGGTGGGACTGGGGCTGATGGGTGGCGTTTAGTTCGTAAAGCATCTTCAACTGCGCCATATAGCTCGATTAAGATTGCTGAGATTCGTATATTCCACGAGCAAACTGCTGATACTCCAGTCTATAAAGTACACAGCTTTGATGTTAGTAAGACTGACTCGTTCTTGCTTGTGTTTGACCCTAACAACATTGCGGTATATCGCGTAACTGACACTGCTACTACTAAGGTGCAGGACCTAATGCACTACAATGGTAGTGACTTGCCTGACCGTGTAGCTGTTAACGAGAACATATTGCTAGGGTTTCATGAAAACAAACCACCGCTAAGAATCATACATGACTTTAATGGATTGGGTAGGCTAGAGATAGATACGCCTACATTCCAGAATATCCCACAGTTTGATTACAATGATTCGCAAAGCCCTACGCCTACTAGTGCTGTATTTACTATTGACTTACAGCATCACAAGACTACTGGCTATAGATATAAAATAGAAATCAACGGTATAGAGTCTAAGACTTTAACAAGCTCTAATTCAGCGCATACAGTACAAGAAGAAGAAATAAGACGCATAGTTCAGGATATGCCTTTGTTTGGTGATAATGGCGTATCTGTGTCACATACTAGCGGGCATTTATACACAGTAACTTGTGCTAACGAATCAGCAATTACCTTGACTACAGTGCTTGCTTTTGCTACATCTGGCGGTACAGGGGCTATCGCTACAGCCATTATTACTGCGGGTGTAACTAGAAAAGAAGATATATGGAGCGCAACACGAGGCTATCCACGTAGCGGTGTATTTGCTAACGGTAGATTATGGTTTGGTGGCACTAAGTTAAAGCCACAGAACTTATTAGCATCTAAAGCAGGCTCATTCTTAGACTTTGAAATAGATCAAGGGCTTGATGATGAGGGACTATCCTTTACTATCAACGGCTCTAAAAGCAAGATTATTGATGTGTCTGGTGGTCGTGGCGTACACGTATTTACCGAAAGCGCAGAGTACAACGTAACAGGTAACACCCCTGCTACTATTACTGCTGAACAGCAAACACAACATGGTAGCTTCAGTGTTGACGTACCCACTATGTCATTGGATGGGGCTACACTATTCATTGATGGCACTGGAAGAAGCCTAAAGCAGTTCTTGTTTAACTTTAATGAGAACGCATACCGTAGTATAGATTTATCTGTATTAGCCTCTAAGGCTATTGTAAACCCTGTAGATATGGATGTTGTATCTGCTGTATCTGCTGAAGACGCTAACTATGTATTTATTATCAACGGTGACGGTACTGCTGTTGTCTTAAACACTTTACGCGAACAAGACATCAATGGGTTTACCAGATTCAATCAGAATCGCGACACGCTCGAAGTAGGCATAGACTTTGATACGTTTGAGCAATGTGTTACTGTTAACAACGTATTACACGTTATCACTAAGCTAGATAAGAACAGCGTTACATTTGATCACGAAGATTACTGTATTTGCAGAATGTCATTTGACAGCTTGATGGATTGCTCTAAGAAGTTTACAGCACCAACTGGTCAAAATTTAGGCACTGCATTTGGCTCTACAGTAGACACAGGATTAAAGAATAGCAGAGAAGTACAATTATATGTACGTGGCGGAGCTACTGCTTTGACTGATGACCATCTTGTTCTTACTGACAGATACATGAATAACGGTGTAGTGACGCTAACTGCTGATGAGCAAGCATTGTATGGCACATTAGAGATAGGTTATAACTTTGTATCTAAGGTTA